AGCCGCGTTCGCTAAAGCCAATGTCGCTAATACCACAGCCGATGCGTCTATAGTTTTTGGACAGGCAGCATTCACGAAAGCCAACACCGCGAATGTCACTGGGGAAGCCGCGTTCGCTAAAGCGAATCTGGCCAACATCCTTGCTCAGTCGGCCTTTGTTCAAGCAAACCTCGCGTTTGATCGTGCCAACACCTTTGCCAATGCCTCCAATATCACTTCAGGAACTCTGGCCGTCTCGCGGGGAGGTACCGGACAGTCCAGCTATTCCAACGGCGACCTGTTGATTGGTAACACAATCTCTGGAGGATTAGATCGCGCCAATCTAACCCAGGGGTATGGCATCATTATCACGAACGGCAACGGGACCATTACCATCGATGCGGCCACTGGTAGGACCTATTATCTTGTCCTCTCTCAACCTTCGGATATTGCGACCTATAATGTGGCCCAACACGATCCTTCCACTGGCGCTGAAGTCAACACATCGGTAGTCTATACCGGAACGGCCTATTCTCTGGCTAGTGTCTTTGCGACTCCTCCAGGTACTCCAGGTACGACCTTACTCCCGGCCGGGACCTATGGTCGGCATTTTCAAGCCACAACCGATGGGGTGAATAATGAAGCACAGATCCGAGTGGATCTCTATAAGTATGCGTCTAATACGCTGGAAACCCTACTTCGTTCCAATGAATCTCCTATTTTCAATAGTGGTAATTCCTCGGTTCTGTTGGCATGGAATATCACTGATTCTACAGGTTATGCTCTGGCCGTAACAGATCGATTGGTCTGGAAAGTCTATGCCCGTCGAGTTAGTGGAGGATCGGGCTCTGTGCGGGTGACCCTCTACTACGAAGGTACCGATAGAGCGTCATATTTCCCCACCACAATCCTGGCTCCGTCGGCGGATGAAGTTGCTCGAACGTCTGCGGCGGCCGCGTTTGCGAAAGCCAATACGGCGAATGTCACTGGGGAAGCTGCGTTCGCTAAAGCGAATGTGGCAAATACGACGGCGGATGCTTCGATTGTCTTCGGACAAGCGGCCTTCAATAAAGCGAATACCGCGAACACCACAGCGGATGCTTCTATCGTGTTTGGTCAGGCGGCCTTCACGAAAGCCAATACCGCCAATACGACCGCCGATGCTTCGATTGTCTTCGGACAAGCGGCCTTCACGAAAGCCAATACCGCCAATGTCACAGCCGAAGCCGCGTTCGCAAAAGCCAATACCGCCAATGTCACAGCCGATGCTTCGATTGTCTTCGGACAAGCGGCCTTCACGAAAGCCAATACCGCCAATATCACGGCGGAAGCGGCCTTTGCGAATGCGAACAATTCCATCAAAACATCAGCACAGATACGCGCCAACATTTCCAACACGGCTCCGATCAATTATGACCCTTCTACGGGGATCATTTCACAAGCTCTCTCAGGTGTCGCCGCCGCGATCTATGGAGGTGCCAATACGGTGCCTGTGGTCACGCTCGATACGTTCGGACGGGTGACCTTAGCCGCGAAGTCGGCCATCAATAATTTGAATGCTGCTGCGATTACCTCAGGCAATCTGGTCGTGGCTCGCGGTGGTACTGGATTATCGCTCGGTGCCGTCACGAATGGACAGATATTAATCGGGAATACCGTCAATGGCGGATTCGATCTGGCCTTTGTCACGAATACGGGTGCCGGCGGCATTATCGTGTCGAACGATAAAGGGATTATCAATCTCACGGCCAACTTGGTCTGGATTCGTGGAAACATCTCGGCCACGACCCCTATCGTCTATACGCCGGCGACGGGCGTGATTACCCATGCCACATCAGGCGTCTCGGCCACGATCTATGGAGGCGCCAACACGGTGCCAGTGGTCACGGTGGATACGTTCGGGCACATTACCTTAGCCGCGAACTCCGCAGTTAATAACCTCGATGCGTCAACCATCATCACAGGCAATCTGGTCGTGGCCCGTGGAGGTACCGGTCGTTCCCTCGGTGCGATCACCAATGGACAGTTATTAATCGGGAATACCACCAACTCAGGATTCGATCTCAATACCTTGACTCAAGGCTCTGGTATCGTCATTACCAACGGCAACGGGACGATCACCATTGCGGCCACTGGAGGCTCAGCCGTCGATCAATATGCCCGTGATAAAGCAAACGGGGCCGTTCAACTCGGATATCCGAAACTTAATGTGGCCGCGAATGCCACTCTGGTAGCAGCGACCACCAACAACGATACCCTTATCCTGATTCAAGGATCGGGAATTATTCTGACACCGAATGCCGGCAACAGCAGTATCGTGATCAGTGCCTCGGGTGGATCAGCGGTCGATCAATACGCACGAGACAAAGCGAACGGTGCTGTGCAATTGGGGTACCCACGCATCAATGTGGCTTCCAATGCCACCCTCGTTGCCGCTGTGACCAACAATGATATTCTGATTCTCCTCGCAGGGAACAATACGGAACTGACCTCGAATGCCGCGCAAAGCAGTATTACCATTAGTGCGTTCGATGCCTATGCCCGCTCCAAAGCCAACGGCGCCGTTCAGCTTGGATACCCCTCCATCAATGTATCCTCCAATGCGACCCTGGTCTCGGCCACCACCAATAATAGTATCCTCTTTCTGTTGCCTGGGGAAAGTGTCACTCTGACTCCGAACGCAGCCCAGAGTAGTATCACGATCAGTGCCCAGGATGCCTATGCTCGCACAAAAGCCAACGGTGCAGTCCAACTCGGATATCCCAAGATCAATGTCGCGGCCAATGCGACACTGATTGCGGCGACTACCAACAACGATACCCTCTTCTTGATTGCTGGTACCAATATCACCTTGACACCGAATGCCGGGAATAGTAGTATCGTGATTTCATCGGCTGGTGGTTTCTCTGGCGTCTTGAATGTGGCCTCAGGCGGAACAGGCTTGACGCCAACGATTGTGAACGGCGCGATTTTGATCGGTAATACGGTCAATAGCGGTTTCGACCTTAATACCATCGCCAACACAGGTACGGGTGGTATCCTCATTACGAATGGACAGGGGACAATAACATTAGCCGCGAATGTGATTTGGATGCGTGGCAATATCTCTGCAACCACCCCGATCAGCTATGCACCAGCCACCGGAATCATTACTCACGCGACTTCAGGTGTCACGGCGACAGGATACGGCACCGCGGCTCAGATCCCAGTGTTTGTGGTCGACGATAAAGGTCATCTGACTTCGGTGGTCAATACCGCCATTGCTGGATTGGATGCAGGCGTCATTACCACAGGAAGACTCGCCGTAGCGCGTGGTGGTACGGGATTGACTCCTACGATTGTCAACGGGTCCATCCTCATCGGCAATACGGTGAACTCTGGCTTTGATCTGAATACGATAGCGAATACCGGTACGGGTGGTATCTTGGTCACCAACGGTCAAGGGACGATTACACTAGCGGCCAATGTCATCTGGGTTCGTGGTAATGTGTCTAATACGGCCCCGATCAACTACGACCCCGCGACCGGAATTATTTCTCATGCCCTCTCAGGCATTGTCGCTACTAACCCATTTGGAACGGCTACCCTCATTCCCAAGATCACCGTGGATGATAAGGGGCACATCACGGCCGTCACGAATACCGCCATTGCAGGCCTTGATGCAGGAGTTATCACCACAGGATCGTTAGTGGTCGCACGAGGTGGAACAGGATTGAATCCTACTATTGTGAACGGCGCGATTTTGATCGGTAATACGGTCAACTCTGGATTCGATTTCAATACCATAGCGAACACTGGTACAGGTGGAATTCTTGTGACGAATGGACAGGGTACGATTACCCTAGCAGCCAACGTCATCTGGATGCGTGGAAATATCGGTGCCATTACACCAATCAACTATACGGCCGCCAATGGAAACTTCACCCATGCTGGATCAGGCGTCACCGCAGCGATTTATGGAGGTGCGAATACCGTCCCGGTCATCACAGTCAATGAAACGGGACATATTACCCTGGCGGCGAACTCGGCCATCAACAATCTCGCTGCCTCGGCCGTCACGACTGGCAATCTGGTGGTCGCCCGTGGAGGCACAGGACGCTCATTAGGCGCGATCACCAATGGTCAAATCCTCATTGGGAATACCGTCAATTCTGGATTTGATTTGGCCACGATCTCGAATACGGGCCAAGGCGGGATTATTGTCTCGAACGATAAAGGGATTATTAACCTCACGGCCAACTTGGTCTGGATACGGGGTAATATCTCGGCCACGACCCCAATCGTCTATGATCCAGTGGGCGGCGTGATTACCCACGCCACATCAGGAGTCGCCGCCACGATCTATGGAGGCGCCAACACGGTGCCTGTAGTCACGGTCGATACCTTTGGACATATCACCCTGGCGGCGAACTCGGCCATCAATAATTTGAACGCCTCGACCATTACGTCAGGCAATCTGGTCGTGGCTCGCGGTGGTACTGGATTATCTCTCGGTGCGGTGACCAATGGACAGATATTAATTGGGAATACCGTGAATGGGGGATTTGATCTGGCCTTTGTCACGAATACAGGGACCGGTGGTATCATCGTCTCGAACGATAAAGGCATCATCAATCTCACGGCCAACTTAGTTTGGATACGGGGTAATATCTCTGCGACCACACCAATCGTCTATACGCCGGCGACGGGCGTGATTACTCATGCGACCTCAGGTGTCTCGGCCACGATTTATGGAGGTGCCAATACCGTTCCGGTCGTGACCGTGGATACCTTTGGTCATATTACACTTGCCGCAAACTCAGCCATCAATAACTTGAATGCCTCGACCATTACGTCAGGCAATCTGGTCGTGGCTCGCGGTGGTACTGGATTATCGCTCGGTGCCGTCACGAATGGTCAAATCCTCATCGGGAATACCGTCAATGGCGGATTCGATCTGGCCTTTGTCACGAATACAGGGACCGGCGGTATTATCGTGTCGAACGATAAAGGCATTATCAATCTCACGGCCAACCTGGTCTGGATACGCGGGAACATCTCTGCTACGACCCCGATTGTCTATACGCCGGCGACGGGCGTGATTACTCATGCGGCATCAGGCGTCTCGGCCACGATCTATGGAGGAGCAAATACTGTCCCAGTCGTGACCGTGGATACGTTCGGACATATCACGCTCGCGGCGAATTCCGCCATCAATAATCTGGATGCTTCGACGATCACCACAGGGAATCTTGTGGTCGCCCGTGGAGGCACAGGACGATCACTGACCGCGGTGGCGAATGGACAACTCCTCATCGGCAATACCACGAATAACGGATTCGATCTAGCGACATTGACTCAAGGTACGAATATCACGATCACCAATGGCAACGGGACGATCACCATTGCCTCCGCAGGTGGTGCCGCAGGGAACGGTTATGGTGTCATCAACATCGGAGGTACGGGATCAGCGAATATCAATTCCACCGCGGCCAACGATACCCTGAAGATTCTCGCGGGTGCGGGTATCATTCTGACGACCGATGCGGCAGCCGAATCCTTGACCATTGCAGCGACAGGAGGAGCGGCGACTGATCAGTTTGCCCGTGATACCGCAAATTCGGCATGGCTTCAGGCCAATACCGCCAATGCCATTGCGAATAGTATTAGTGGAGGAACCAGCTTCGGAAAGATCCATGCCTATGTCGTAGGCTACGGGATCACGATGCAGTAATACATAGAGATAGACCGTTATTTTAACCAAGGAGTAGATTATGGCAGGCAATCAAAATCCCATTTATACCCGTGTGGCGCACATCTCAGACGAGGCCAATGCGCTCAGTTTGGTGGCCAACGATTACACAGGCTATGGTCTCAATAATTTCTCGGTATTTACGGCCGATAAGACCAACGGCAGCTATGTCCAGAAACTACGCTTCAAGCCCCTGGGCACGACCCAGGCCAGCGTGGCCCGCATTTTCCTAAACAATGGACTATCAGCTCGGGCCAATGTCTGTGGTGCGCCCACCGGACTGACAGGCACACCACAAACCACAGGAGGGACCCTGGCCTCAGGCACCTATATCGGAAAAGTCTATACCATTGATCCCTGGGGTGCCTTGTCGACCAATACAGCCGAAGTCACGGTCAATACCACAGGACCGACGGCCCGTATCGATTGGTTCTGGACCGCGAATACCGGGGCCAACAATTATATCCTCTCTGTTGGGGCCCGCACCAGTGAACCCCAGGTGTCCTTTGTGAATGCCAATGCGTCCTATCAGATGACCACTCTGAGAGATGCCACTGGATTCTTGGCAGGTGCCTTCGAAGGCATGTTTAATACTCCTGGAGGATTCTCGCCGAATGTGAATAACATGTTCTATGGTGAGGTGTCCTTACCCGCGGTGACGGCCACTGCGACGGCCGCGACCATTGATATCGATTATCCCATGAACATCGCCTTACCTCCAGGCTATAAGATTCTTGTTGGATTAGGCACTGGACAAACCAACGCAGGTTGGGATGTGACCGTCATTGCGGGAGATTACTAAAATCGATGCTTGATATGCTCAATCTTCCCCAAGTACCGGGAAGAGATGTCCAAATCTTTACCTTACCGTCTACGGTGACCAATCTTCAATGGTCGACCTGGACCAAGCCTCGCGGTTTGTCGATGGCCCATATCCTCTGTCTGGGCAGTGGAAGTGCGGGTGGATCAGGCCACGGAGCCGCCGTGGGAGGTGCAGGGGGAGGGGGAGGAGCAGGCGCTAGTTCTGGGGTATCCCGCGTTATGGTTCCCCTTGAATTTTTACCTGATCGTATGTACATTCAGGTCGGAGCGGGAGGACTCGGAAGTGCAAACGGTGCTGGAGGTGCTGGTATTTTTTCGTATGTGGCAATCTATCCTGATACGACCGCCACTAATATACTTTGTGTTTCGGGTGCCGCGGCACCGACTGGTGGTGGTGCCGGAACAGTGGCCATCGTTGGAGCGGCTTCAGCAGGAGGTGTCGTCGCGGCCATTGGTTCCATGCCATTGGCGGGTCTCGGAATTTTTACTCTCATCGGAGGAATGGCAGGACCAGCAGGAGGTGCGGTTGCTGGAGGTGTCGGAAGCGCAAATGCCATTGCCAATACCAGTTGCATTGCCGCAGGAGGTACCGGCGGTGGAGGCAAAACCTCAGCAGATTTCGCAGGCGGACTCGTCACTATCGTTAATAATTCCTTTCTATACCAATATGCCCCAGCGACCGCACCAGGCACGAATCTCTTAAATAACGGATCAGGGGGCATACAACTCTGGAAACCATTTTATTCGTTTGGTGGTATGGGTGGCGGGGCGACCAATGCTGGTAGCGGAGTAGGGGGAGCCGGCGGACAAGGTGCCTATGGAGCCGGAGGTGGAGGTGGCGGCTCTGGCCTCACCGGAGGTCGTGGTGGAGATGGTGGTCATGGTATTGTGATTATTAGTTGCTTTTAGGGAATACTATGCTCGATCATTTTCATCTTCCTATCGTACCTGGCCGTGATGTCCAGATGTTTACCCTACCATCCACAGTGACCAATCTTCAATGGTCGACCTGGACCAAGCCTCGTGGCCTGTCGATGGCCTATATGTTGCTCATTGGTGGGGGAGGTGGGGGAGGGAGAGGATTAGCGGGAATTGCGGGTACTGCCAGGGGAGGCGGAGGTGGTGGCGCTGGATCGGCCATGACGAAGATCCTCATGCCTCTAGAATTTTTACCAGATCGTTTATTTGTTCAGGTGGGGGGTGGAGGCGTAGGTGCCTCTGATCCAGCAACGAATGCAGGTCCTGGACTCCTCTCAGTTATCTCTCTTTATACTGATAGTGGAGTCACCAACACGATTGGTCAGTCTGGCGGCGCCGGAGCGACTGGGGGAGCCAACGGCTCCAACGGCGGCAATGCCGCTGGAGGAACGGCCGGCACGGTTGCGGTCCTTTCAAATATGTCGCGTATTGGTCTAGGGCATCATGCCATCATCGCGGGTCAATCTGGATCGACCGGTGGATCGCCAACGAGCGCAGGAACCGCACTGGCCATTCCTACGACAAGCGTGTTATGTATGGGAGGCACAGGAGGTGGAGGCGTCACCGTGACGACCAACTTTGCCGGTGGTGCCATTACCGTGATTTCAAACTCACTTCTCTCACAGTTCGCGCCGGCCGCGGCGCCAGCAGGGCCTGGAGGACATGGATCAGGGGGACCACAACTCTGGAAACCATTCTTCTCATTTGGTGGTATGGGAGGATCATCCAGTGACTCAGTGATACCCTCAGGTGATGGGGGTAAGGGAAGCTATGGTTCGGGAGGTGGGGGCGGTGGAGGAGGAATCGGAAACGCGGCCGCGGAAAACTCCCCTGGAGGTTTCGGTGGAAACGGCATCGTTATCATAAGCTGTTGGTAAAAGGATAAATAGAGATATGGCACATCCAACATCACGCGCAACATTCAAAGAATACTGTCTTCGCAAGCTGGGCAAGCCTGTGATCGACATTAACATCGACGAAGACCAGCTCGATGATCGGGTCGACCAGGCCTTGCAATTCTGGTATGATTATCATTTTGATGGTTCCTCGAAAGTCTTCATCAAGCACATCGTCACCCAAGAAGATGCGGATCGACGATGGATCTATGTGCCTGACAATCTCATTGGCATCACAGGCATCATTCCGTTCGATCAATCCAGTTCATCCACCAATATGTTCGATCTGCGCTATCAACTCCGTCTCCACGATCTCTATGACTTTACCAGCGTGTCCTATGTCTCTTATGAAATCACGATGCAGCATCTTCGCACCTTGAATCTGTTGTTCTCTGGGACACCACAGTTTCGATTCAATCGGCATGGTTCCCGTTTGAAACTGGATGTGGATTGGGTCCGTGATACCCCCGTCGGTACCTGGGTCATCATCGAAGGCTATGTGGCCACCCTACCCGATAATCGGACCTTGACAGGCACGATCTCCACGACCTTAGGCTCCAATGTCTATACAGGCGCCAATACGATCTTCGATCAAGAACTGGCCATTGACGATGAACTCACGATCATTGGGGCATCGAATACCACGGTGCGCGTGACCGCGGTGGTGTCCTCCAATACGATCAATGTCTCAGCGAACTATGCCACAACCACTACCGGACTGACCGGGATTGTCTCAGGGAATTCGGATGTCTGGAATGATCGATTCCTCAAACTCTATGCCACGGCGCTGATTAAGAAGCAATGGGGCGCCAACCTGAAGAAATTCACCGGTATTCAGATGCCTGGAGGCATTACCTTGAATGGTCAGGTGATCTGGGAAGAGGCGCGGGATGAACTCAAAGAACTCGAACAAGAAATGATATCGATGAATACACTACCGGGTGAAATGTTCTTAGGATAAGGAATCACACATGAAAACCTTCAAGCAACACCTCTCTGAATCCACCAGCAGGCTCAATGGTCTGCGGATCTCCCGTCTGGTGGATTTTCTGACTGAGACCTTTCTGGCGGAGACCCCATTCCTGGGTGCGACGATGCGACCGTTTCCCCATGATGAACTCCAGGCCTATCTGGGTCGTTCGGTCACCAAGACCAAGTTGCAGGGCGATAAGTATAAGATGCCCTATATTCACGGGAGCAATATTCAGGTCACCGGGGAAGAAGGCAAGGCCTATGATCTGGATGCCCTGAAGAAATTGATCACCCAGCGACCAGCCAGAATTACCAAGCAGAACGAGAAGATGCAGCATTCCGATGGGACCAGCAGCATCTTCTTCAATGTCGGTCTCCCGGCCCTCAAAGGTCTGGCGGTCAATGAAAAGACAGGGGAATTTGTCATTGTGGATACCTGCCCTGGGGCCGGGGCCTGCAAGACCTATTGCTATGCCATGAAGGGTGGCTATGTCCAGTGGAAAGCCTCTAGTCTGGGGGTCACGCGAGTCCTGAACTTCTTGCTCAATGATCCTGATGGTTTCAAGCATCTCCTCTCGACCGAACTCCAAGACGCCGAGCGCAAGTATTCGAAGAAGGGGACCAAGGTCGTGGTCCGCTGGCATGATGCCGGAGACTTCTTTAGCCCTGAGTATATGGAAGTGGCCTATTCGGTGGCACGACAATTTCCCAATATTGATTTCTATGCCTATACCAAGATCGCGGCTGTGGCACAGTCGAACAAGCCGGCGAACTTCAAAATGAACTTTAGCCAGGGTGCCCAGCCTTCCCAAGAGAAGATGATTGACTTTGCGCGGACCAAGCATTCCAAGGTCGTCCAAAAAGACCTGTTCATGGATCTGATTGCTCGCAAGGGGACCTCCCTGATTCGGGATGTCCAGGGGCGTATGCAGTTCCGCGATGCGGCCGCCTTGGAAGAATTCAAGCACCGCATGGCCCATAAATATGCGTTACAAGTGGATACCATTATCACCTATGATGAAATGATGAAGATGCCCCTGGGTCCGACACCCCATTGGAATGTCCTGGTCTGGTCGGGGCATGGGGATGATTCTGCCAATCGCCATGATGTGATTGGGACCTATTTGCTCCTGCATTAAGGGGATTTATGGCCTATTCAGAAAAAGTCATTGACCATTTCACAAACCCCCGCAACATGGGGAGTTTTGATAAGTCTCTCAAGGAGATTGGGACCGGTATGGTTGGGGCACCTGAATGTGGTGATGTGATGAAGCTCCAGATCAAAGTGGAGAATGAAGTCATCGTGGATGCGAAGTGGAAAACCTTTGGCTGCGGGTCTGCTATTGCTAGTTCCAGTCTGGCAACCGAATGGCTCAAAGGCAAGACGATTGAAGAAGCCACAACGATCAAGAATACCGATATTGTGAATGAACTGAATTTGCCACCAGTTAAAATTCATTGTTCGGTACTGGCAGAAGACGCCATCAAAGCGGCCCTATATAACTATAAGAAGAAACAAGAGGTTGGATAATATGACTGAAGCATTGAGGTGATGTGTCTTTTGGGAGGTTTACTATGGCGTGTATTGTCTATGTTACCACAAATCTTATAAACGGGAAGAAGTATCTTGGAAAACATAATAAGGCCATTTCAGCCTATTTGGGTTCCGGTACTCTTCTCAAGAAGGCCATTCATAAATATGGCAAGAATTCTTTCTTCAAAACGACCATAGCTGAATGTGCAACAGAGCAAGAAGCGTATGACCTCGAAGAACGGCTCTCTCGTCAATGGAATGTGGTATCTGACCCCAATTGGTATAATCTGAAATGTGGCGGTGAAGGGAGTCGGTCTGGGAGCGATCACCCCGAATATGGAACAAAGCACAGTTTGGCTAGGAGATTAGCGAACAGCGAAGCCCAGAAGAATAGCACCGCTGCTCGGCGCAATGTACAAAATCTTATTGCATTGCATACAGGAAAGATCAACAGTGATGAATATAAAAGGAAGATGAGTGATTCATGCCGAAAGAGTGAGAAGGTTCAAGCCCACAATAAACGATTGAATGAACAGCTAACCTCAGAGAGGCGCCGAGAGATAACACTGATGACAATGGCGGCAAGACCCGAATTACTTGATCGACTCAGAGAACTGAAAAATAATCGTAAAGGTGTACCACAAACGATAGAACATATCAACAAACGCATTATCGCCTTACGAGGAAGAAAATGTTCTATCATAACCTGCCCTCATTGTAGTATTTCTGGGGGAAATTCTATAATGAGGCGTTGGCATTTCAATAACTGCAAAAGGAAGTAAGATGATATCTATAACAAAGTCGGCCCTAATTAAATTGCAATCACTTCTCTCCGACGAACAAAAAGGTGTATTTTTTAGAATAGCGGTGGTCGGAGGGGGGTGTTCTGGCTACTCATACAAAATGACATTCGAGGAACAGATGGGGGATGACGATAATCTAATACCCAATTTGGAAGTGCCTATTGTTATTGATGGTCAGAGTATGCCATTGATCTCAGGCTCCGTGGTCGATTATTCTGATTCATTGCAAGGGGCAGGATTCCAGATCAAGAATCCGGCCGCGAAAACCACCTGCGGCTGCGGGAGTTCGTTTGGAACATGATGACGACCTGGATCTTATGGGCCGTGCTCACGCTGGTCACCCCGACCGCACAGGTGGTCATACCTGTGGATGAATTTGCCCAGAAGGATTCATGTAAGGCATCCTTGAAGGCCATTGCCGAAGAAATGGCCGCGATTGCACCCGAGAATATCACCACCGTCACCTTGACTTGTATCCCAGTGGGAATGAGAGACTAATGGAAGCCTTTGTGTATTGCTGGACAGATTTTCAGACCAATAAACTTTATGTGGGTGTGCATAAGGGGGCACCTGATGATGGGTATGTCTGTTCCAGCAAGATCATGCTGCAAGAACACAAGAAAAGACCTCATGAGTTTTCTAGGCAGATTATAGGGCGGGGAACATTTGACGATTGTTATGCACTTGAAACAGCAATTTTGAAAACTGTTGAGGCAGCGAAATCCCCTGAGTTCTATAATCAACATGAAAATAATGGAAAATTTCATATGGCAGGGAAGAGGCACACAGAAGAATCAAAAGAAAAGATGAAAGGTTGTCAGAATAGATTGGGAAAGTTTGGCCATAAGGACTCTGAATCAACAAGAGAAAAAAAGAGAAAAATGAGACTCGGAAAGACCTATGATGTGAACACCCGACAAAAAATAGCAGAGGCGAAGTCTATGTGGTGGGTGGTTTCTACACCAAATGGTACCACCGAACGTGTAAAGAATCTTGCCCTCTACTGTAGGCGCAACGACCTCAGCAGATCACATATGGTATCTCGTGGGAAAACTAAGGGATTCTTTTGTGAAAGAATGGTGACCTGTGGCGACTAATAGCTTTTTTAATTGGTATCCCGTAACGGTTACCAACGAACAGCTATTGGTCGAAGACTTGGCCATCGAAGCCCTTCAGATCAATGGCATGGAAGTCTATTATATTCCACGCGCCTCGGCGGGGGTGATCGATAAGCTCTTTGGGGAAGATCAACTCAAGAAGTTCAGTGCCGCCTATAAAGTGGAAATGTATCTCGAAAATGTCACGGGTATGGATGGCGAGGGAGATTTCCTTTCCAAGTTTGGATTGGAAATTCGTGATGAAGTATCTCTCTTGGTGGCCAGGAGACGATTCCGTTTCACGGTCCCCAATCAGGTCCGCCCCCTTGAAGGGGATCTGGTCTATATTCCTCTGATGCAGAATTTCTTTGAAATCACCTTCGTGGAGCATGAAAATAATCAGGCCGCATTCTATACCTTAGGTCGTGGTCGGGGCAGTAATGTGGTGTTCTTTGCCTTGAAGATGCGCCAGTTTGTCTTCAATGAGGAACGTGTGGAGACCGGTATCCAGGAGATTGACGAGCAAATGATTGACTCCTATCGACCATTGCTGTTGACGCTGGCCACTGGCGGCATTCGCAACTATGATGCGGCCAATACCGAATATGTGTTTCAAGGGGCCAATCTGGCATCTGCCAGCGCCTATGCTGAAGTCCTCAACTGGACGAACAGCACACGCAAACTGAACGTCATTCGTGTCCACGGTACCTTTACCCCAGGGGCGATCCTCAAAGGCAACACCTCCAATGCCCAGTGGAATGTGTCGACCACCGATAGTGATTCGCCATTGGATACCATGTTTGAGGATGCGATTGATAATAAGATCATTCAGACGGAAGCCAATACGATTCTTGATTTCACCGCGACCAATCCTTTTGGTAGCCCAGGCACGGTGACCTAATGGAACACACCAATCTGGCCATGCCGGAAGTGCCTTCTGAGGGATTTGTGCCACCGAGTCTGTTATTTCCTGCTGATCGCGTGGCCACGGTCGCCGTGAAGCCACGGATGGAATGGCAGGATCTCGGCACGGGTATGCAGGAGAAATACCGACGGAAGGCCTGGTGGATCATCGAACACAGTCATGTCATGAAACACGATGCCGAAACGCTGGCACAAGCCATCTATGAGGGCAATCCCTCTCTGATCGCACCATAAAGGATACGCGAGATGTTTGGACAGCCGTTTAAAAACGATTCCCTCAGAAAGTACATTGTCCTCTTTGGGGGCTTGTTCAACAATTTGTACTGCGTCAAGTATGATGCTCTGGGAAATGAAGTCACCCGTTCCAAGGTCCCGATTGCCTTTGGTCCCAAGGAAAAATGGTATGAACGGATCAATCAAGATCCCACGCTGGCCAAATCGGTCCTGGTCACGACCCCTCGTCTCTCCTTTGAGATGATTGGTCTGAACTACGATGAAACGCGGGCCCAACAGACGACCTTGCGGCATCGTGGCACGGCACCCGTCACCGGTACGACGACCCAATCACAGTATGTGGCCACACCCTACAATTTTGATTTCAATTTGAGTCTCTTTGTGCGGAATATCGAGGATGGCAATCAGATCATCGAACAGATTCTCCCATACTTCCATCCCGATTTTACGATCTCGGCGCTGTTGTCGCCGGTCATGGGCATCACCAAGGATATCCCGATTACGCTGAATTCGGTGATGCAAAATATCGAGTATGAAGGTCCCATCGAAAACGGTCCGCGCCTCATCACCTGGGATCTGACCTTTACGCTCAAGGGCTTCTTCTTTGGTCCGACCGCCACGGCCGCACAGATTTATGGCACCAGCGCCAATACCGGCGGTATCTTTGTGAATTACTTTATGACCGATCCAGGCAGCGTCCAATTGGTCGGTGTGGCCAATACCAGCAATCAGACGTATACAGAAGGGGAAGTGGTGCGGGTCGCCAACACAGGCATCTATGGGACCGTGACGTATTATCACGGCAATACCCTGACGATTTCTGGTGCCACAGGTGTGATCCAGATCGGTCAATACATTCAAGGCGATGCGTCAGGTACCCGCTTCAAAGCCAATTCGGTCAGTAAGAGCGCCGTCCATGTGGCCAACACCCATATCGTCCAGAATCCATTGTCGGCCAACCAATATAGTGATTTTGGGTATACGACGACCACCCAGGAATTCCCCTACGCCTAACGAGGTATATAATGAGCAGCCTTGATGATTCCCTCTCTGACATCTTAGATGTCGAACCGATGTCCTCCTATACCGAAAACGGATCGGAGGTCGTGGTGTATGGTGATCCCTCGGCCCCTGCCCCGCCTGTGCCGGTGCGGACCAGCGACGAGGATATCATCGAAGATGCGGCCCTGGTCCGACAGAATATCAAAGGTCTTCTGGACAAAGGCGGAAGGGCCTTGTCCTCCCTCATTGAGATTTCCAATGAGAACCAACACCCCCGTTCCTTTGAAGTGGTCGCCACGATGCTCAAGACCCTCTCGGAGATGAATCACGATCTCCTGAGTACCCATAAAGTCAAGCGCGATCTGATCAAAGGTGAGCCGCCCATTCCTCAAGGTAATACGACGATTCATGCCAACCAAGCCGTCTTCTTTGGTTCGACCGCTGAGTTGGCGGCACGAATGAAAGCACAAAAAGAAAGTTCTGCCAATGTATCACATCTATAAAATCACTAATCAGATCAACAGAAAGTCGTATGTGGGTATTACCTCTAAGACACCTGAGGTAAGGTGGAAATCCCACCAGTATAGAGCATCTAAAGGATCACATACCCACTTCCATAGAGCCATACAAAAATATGGCGCAGCTACCTTCTTGTTGACCATCTTAGAAAAAGGTGATGATTTAAAAGTGGGGCTCCTACGAGAACAACATTGGATTACCACAACCCATGCCCAATACAACGAAACGGCTGGGGGTCAAGGGTGCCTCTCCCCCTCACTATCTGCCCGCAAAAAAATGGGACGGGATATGAAGGGTCCAAACAACCCATTCTTTAGAAAATCTCATTCTCAAACAACGCGAGACATCATAGGAAAAAAGAATTCAGGAAAAACACGATCCAAAAATTGGCGCGGGTTGATGGCGGACAAAAATACAAAAGAGGGTAACCCTATGTGGGGGAGGTCGCATACCAACCAAACCATCGAAGTATTCAAAAAGATCAATTCTGGATGTGGTAACCCGATGTTTGGCAAAACACAACCCCTGACCAGTTGTATCTTTTGTAGAACAGCGGTCGGGGTCAATGCCATTCCTCGATGGCATGGCGAAACGTGCAGGTCTCGTCGTGGCAAGTAACTCGTATTTGGCGAATCCAAGGCTCAAGGCTGCTGGTGTCAAGATCCCCTTTACCCAACACCAAATCGATGAATGGGTCAAATGTTCGGACGATGTTGAATACTTTATTCGAACCTATGTTAAAATTGTTCATGTGGATCGAGGAATTATCAACTTTGATCTATTCGATTTCCAAAAAGACATTATCTCAACATTCAAGAAGGAACGCCGTGTCATCGTCAAGCTGCCCCGACAGATGGGCAAGACGACCACCACGGCGGCCTTCTTTCTGTGGTATATCCTCTTCCATGAAAACAAAGTCACCGCGATCCTGGCGAACAAAGCGGCCACGGCCCGTGAAATCCTTTCCCGTCTCAAGATGGCCTATGAGAATTTACCTCTGTGGATTCAATGTGGCATCACCGAATGGAACAAAGGCAGCATTGAACTGGAGAATGGCTCTCGCGTCCTCGCGGCGGCGACCAGTTCCTCTGGTATCCGTGGTTATTCTCTCTCCCTGGTGTTCCTCGACGAATTTGCCCATGTCCAAAACAATATTGCCGACGAATTCTTTACCTCCATCTATCCGACCATCAGTTCTGGTAAAGATACCAAAATCCTGATTGCCTCGACCCCCAACGGTATGAATCACTATTATCGCTTCTGGACCGAAGCCGAACAAGGGAAGAACGGATTTACCCCATTATACTATGCCTATCATGCCATGCCAGGGCGCGATGAGGCCTGGGCGCGTGAACAACTCAATGCCCTGGGCGCGGTGAAGTATCAACAGGAAGTCGAATGTGAATTCTTGGGATCATCGAATACCCTGATCTCAGGGAAGAAATTGCGCCAGCTGGCCTGGGTCACCCCGATTCAATCCTCTGAGGGCTTTGATGTCTATGAACTGCCTGTCCCTGGGCACAACTATGTGATCTCGGTCGATCCTTCCCGCGGTCTGGGCTTGGATGCCTCGGCCATGGCGATCATCGATATCACGGCCTATCCCTATAAACTCGTGGCCAAGTATCGTTCCACGACCATTGATCCCCTCATCTTTCCGAATCTGATCTACAATGCGGGAAAGCAATACCATAATGCCTTTATCCTCATCGAAATCAATGACAACGGACAACAAATCGCCAATATGCTCCATTTTGACCTGGAGTACGACAACATCTATAAACTCGAACTCCAAAACAAAACGGGCCCTGGACAACAGCTTTCCGCTGGATTCAAAAAGAAGATCCAGCTCGGCGTTCGCACCACCGATTCCCTCAAGCGGATCGGATGCTCCAATCTCAAAACGATCATTGAACGAGATAAGTTGCTGATTCAGGATTATCATACCATCTCTGAGTTATCGACCTTTGTGCAACAGAAAGCCAGTTATGCGGCCGAACCAGGGTATAAAGACGATATGGTCATGTCCCTGGTCATCTTTGCATGGCTCCTGACCCAGAAGCATTTCCGTGAAAGTGTGGGGACCGACATTCGCAAGGAAATTGAAGGCGAATTGAGTATGTTGATCGACGAGGATGTGATACCATTCGGTTTCATCGATAATGGGCTGGTCGATATGTCGCTGATCCTGGAAGACGGCGATCTTTGGTCCGAGGCCTCTGATATGTATGGGAATCGTACTCAAGTGACTTCCCAGGGGTATCAACGGCAGAAATAACCCCGCAAATCCCATAAACGATAAATACAAGCACAAGTCTGACTCTCTGCCGAAGCTATGCACACAAATCGTCGTTGACGCAGTTTTTGCATTTTAAAAAGAATAGGAGTATTACCCATGGGTTTTCAAGTCTCTCCAGGTGTGAACGTCTCAGAAATCGATTTGACCACCATCATTCCGGCCGTCTCGACGACCAATGGAGGCTTTGTCGGTCAGTTTGTCTGGGGTCCAGTCGGAAATCGGGTCCTGATCGATTCCGAAGTGACTTTGGTCTCCCGTTTCGGTAAGCCCGATTCCAATACCTTTACGTCCTTCTGGCCAGCGGCCAACTTTCTGGCCTATGGGAACAGCCTCCGGGTCTCCCGCGCCACCAATGCCAATACCTTCAATGCCACGGCCAACAACCTCGCGGCGATCCAAATCAAGAATGAAGATTTCTATACCGAAACCTATGCCGCAGGGCAGGGTGCGTTTGGTGAATTCGCGGCCCGCTATCCAGGCGCCTTAGGTAATGCGTTGATCGTCTCGATCTGCCCATCGGCCAATGCGTTTTATCAGAACTTGACCGCAGGCCTGGCCGTCACGGCCTCGATCATCACCATTGGCCAAACGGTCATCGGTATCTCCTCGACCACTGGCACCAGTCTGATCGCGGGGGATACGGTCCGTTTCGGAAAGGTCGGTCCGTTTATCAATGTCACGACCGTGACCTCCTCGAATATCACGCTGGAATCGTCCTATCGATACAATGTGGCCACTGGTAGCACCGTGGAACGCCGCTGGTTTTATGCGAGCCAGTTCGATTCGTCACCAAAGACCTCGACCTATGTCAAAAACCTTAAAGGTGCCAACGATGAAATCCATGTGATCGTCACGGACCGTACAGGGGCTATCACGGGGGTCCCAGGGACGATTGTTGAAAAATATCCTTTCTTGTCAAAGGCCTCAGATGCCAAGACCGAAGACGGATCAACCAACTATTATCCATCGGTCCTCTACAACAAGTCACGCTGGATCTACTGGGGTGGTCATCAGTCAGGTGGCACGAATTGGGGCAATACGGCCGCCAATACCAGCTTCACCTATGTCACCAACCCACTGACCCGCACCTTAGGTGGTGGCACGACCGTGACGGCGACCGATGCAGATACAGTACTGGCCTGGGATCTCTTCAAGGATGCGGATCAGGTCGACGTATCCCTCCTCCCATTGGGTGAGGCGTCTGCCACAGTCATTAGCTATGTCATCGATAACATCGCAGAAGCCCGACGCGATTGTGTGGTCTTCTTCTCACCAAGCCGTGCCTCGGTTGTGAACAACGCCGGGAACGAAGTGGATGCCATTGTGGCGTTCAATGATACATTGTCGGATTCTTCCTATGCCGTCCTGGATTCTGGTTGGAAGTATCAATATGACAAGTATGCCGATGCCTATCGTTATGTGCCATTGAACGGGGATATCGCCGGGCTGTGCGTCCGTACCGATACGACCCGTGATCCATGGTTCTCACCAGCAGGGTTCAATCGTGGTGCCATCAAGAACGTGGTCAGACTGGCGTGGAATCCTACGCGAACAGATCGTGACCAACTCTATCAGAGCGGGATCAATCCCGTGGTCACCTTCCCAGGCGAAGGCACGATTCTCTATGGAGACAAGACCTGTTTGAGCAAGCCTAGCGCCTTTGATCGGATCAACGTGCGCCGTCTGTTCATCGTCCTCGAAAAAGCGATTGCACGGGCTGCCAAGTATTCCCTCTTTGAATTCAACGATGAATTCACCCGCGCCAGCTTTGTCTCGATGGTCGAGCCTTTCCTCCGTGATATCCAAGGTCGTCGTGGTATCTACGATTTCCGTGTGGTCTGTGATACCTCGAACAACACAGGTGAAGTCATTGATCGCAATGAATTCATCGGCGACATTTACATCAAGCCAGCACGAAGCATCAACTTTATCCAGTTGAACTTTGTGGCCGTTCGCACAGGCGTCAGCTTTGATGAAGTGGTCGGGAAATTCTAATCAATAGCCTATTTTAAGCATACTAAGTAAGAGAAGGAGAACACTATGGCGTTCAATGTAGGAGAATTTAGATCACAACTACAGGGAGATGGGGCGCGTCCAAATCTCTTCGATGTGTCGCTGGTGCTTCCGGCGATCCTGGGATTTGCGGCAGCTAACCAAAAGCTGGCCTTTACCTGTAAGTCTGCGAGCCTTCCTGGTTCCACCGTGGGGACCGTGTTGCTCCAGTACTTTGGTCGGGAAGTCAAGTTGGCAGGCAATCGCACCTTTGCGCCATGGACGGTGACCATTCTCAACGATGAAGATTGGAGCGTTCGTACCGGATTTGAAAAGTGGCTCAATGCGCTGAACTCCCATGCCGGGAATCAACGCCTCTCTGGTGCTGGTAATTCCATCGGCTATACCGTCGATGCCTCTGTCAATCAATATGCCAAAACAGGTAGTTCGCCAGTGGCGACCTATAAATTTGTGGGTCTCTTCCCGACCGATCTCTCCCAGATCGATTTGGATTGGGGCGCCAACGATACCATCGAAGAATTCACCGTGACGTTCGACTATCAGTACTGGACGCGCACGAATAATGGCGCTGGAATCGTTTAAGAAAGGGGCGTTTTTAGGGGGCTCCTCTCGGCGGGGCCCCTTCTCACCTGTGATGAACCCCCTAAATATCATCATGATCCATCATTCTACATTGGGCTGTGAAGGATACATTTATTATGGCATCGATTAATCTTTGGGGCTGGCGCCTGACTCAAAAAGGTGACGACGATGATATCGTCACGCCTGCGGCAAATAACATGCCGTCGCTGGTCCTCAAGCAGGAACAGATCGATGATGGGGCAGTCACGATCACTCAAGGGGCTCACGTTGCCACCTATGTGGACCTTGAAGGATCTGTTCGGAACGAAATTGAACTGATCTCGCGCTATCGGGAAATGGCCCTGCATCCTGAGTGTGGCATGGCCGTGGATGAAATTGTCACCGAAGCCATCACCCAAGAACCTGACGGCGATATCGTGGATATCAATCTCGATAAGCTCGAAGGTGCCTCTGACTCCACCAAAAAGAAAATCATCGCCGAATTCAATACCATCAAGCGTCTCCTCAACTTTAATAATCTGGCCGATGAGATTTTTCGTCGCTGGTATGTGGATGGGCGCATCTACTATGAAGTCCTCGTTGATCGCACCAAGCCGACTGAGGGCATCAAGGAACTCCGTTTCATTGATCCTCGCAAGATTCGGAAGGTCCGCGAAGTCCTCAAGAATCGTGATCCCAAGACGGGCGCCGATATCATCCAATCCACCGCCGAATACTATGTCTATAATGATCGAGGCACGGTCACCCAGACCTATACCGCTCATGTGAATCAAGGCATTCGTATTGCACCAGATACCATCATCAATATCAATTCTGGTATGATGGATGCCAAGAATACCATGGTCATCTCCTGGCTCCATAAAGCGATCAAGCCGTTGAATCAACTTCGCATGATCGAAGATGCGGTGGTGATCTATCGTCTCTCCCGCGCACCCGAGCGCCGCATATTCTATATCGATGTCGGCAATCTCCCCAAACTCAAGGCCGAACAGTATGTCCGTGATATCATGGTCAAGTATCGGAACAAACTGGTCTATGATGCCTCGACCGGGGAACTCCGCGATGAACGCAAACATCTCAGTATGCTTGAAGATTTCTGGCTCCCACGGCGCGAAGGCTCCAAGGGTACCGAAATCACGACCCTCCCGGCTGGGCAGAATCTTGGGCAGATGGATGATGTCCTCTATTTCAAGAAGCAACTCTTTCAATGCTTGAATGTCCCCATTGGTCGCCTTGATCCCTCCGGTGGTCCTGGTGGCGCCCAAGGTGGATTTGCTGGTATCGGCCGAGTGACCGAAGTGACCCGCGATGAAGTCAAGTTCTCGAAGTTTGTCAATATCCTTCGCAAGAAGTTTGCCTTGTTGTTCTTCCAGGCCTTGAAGCGCCAGTTGTCGCTCAAAGGGATCTGCTCGGTCGAGGAATTTGACGATCTCAAGGAACGGATTACGTTCAAGTTTGCGACCGACAATAACTTTGCCGAGATGCGGGATGCAGAATTGCTCCGTGAACGCCTCTTGACCTTGGGACAAGTGGAACCCTATGTGGGGACCTACTTCTCCCGTGAATGGGTCCGTAAACAAGTCCTGATGCAATCTGAAGAAGAGATTGCTGACATGGATAAGCAGATCGAGGCCGAGCCGCCCCCAGTGCCTCCGGCACCACCGGATGGTATGGTCCCAGGCGGAGGCGTCCCAGGCGCCCCGGGCGCACCAGGGGCTCCACTGCCAGGCATGCCGCCGCCAGAGGATAATTCAGCAGAAACCATGCCGGGGGAGAAAACAGAAAGCCCAACCCCCATGCTGGACCAAGAGGTCGCCAAGGGATTCGGTAAGGGTAAAAAGTATAAATAACACTAGCATCCTAGAACTCATAAAGGAGAGACGCTCATGGTACCAGAAAATTTCATCGCAATGATCGCACAGGGCAACGGGGCGGAAGCGCGGGCCGTGTTGGAAGACGGTTTATCGAACATCGTCCTGAATCGTCTGGAAGAACGGAAACGAGGATTGGCCGCTGGATTGTTCTCAGGTACCTCAACCCAGCCAGTGACCGAAGAGAACGAGGCAGCCGAGAAGCATGATGATGAGGTCGAAGATACCAAGCTGGTCAAGAAACTCGTCAAGAAGGACTGTCTGACCAAGGAAGAAGTCGAACAGTTGGATGAAATTTCCCTAAAGACCAAGAAAAGTGCCTATGCGAAATCTGTTGAGATGGATAGCCCCAGGGGAGATCGCCTCGCAGTAAAAATCGAAAAGAATGTTCAGAAAAAGCACGGCTCGGCCGGTGTGGAAAGACTGTACAAAGCCGCCGATACGTACATGTACGGAAACAGAAAAAATCGGCATAACTAAGAATCATCTGAGGAATTTATCATCATGATGCAGCGCGTGATCGACTGGTTTCGATGTCGGTACCGACGAGAGAATATTCAACTGGTCGTGGCGCTCAGTTTGCTCCGACTCATGCAACTACAAGGAGAGACGATCATGGGAAATTTAGCGACATTGCAAGCCTCTGTTGATACCCTCGCTGCCGATGCCGTCGCTGTGAAAGCGGCCGTGGAAGCCGGGAAGTTTGCGGTGGAGACCAAGCTGGATGAGTTGGCAGCACAGGTCGTCGATCTTCAAGTGCAACTCGCCCTGGGTGCTCCTGTCAGCGCAGAGACATTCGACAACCTGACCGCTGCCGTGGATGCCGTGGGTGTCACCGTGAAGAGCATTGGCGTGCCAACAGTCTAAGGTCTGATCATGCACACATTCAAATCGTTTATCACAGAATTGAAATCCTCCACCCTGGGTCGGTATATCAAGACCGCCGCGGGGGACCTGACACACCAGTCCGTCTTATTGAAGCAATATAAGAAGGATTATCCTGGTAACAACAGTCCGACAGAACAAAAACTGCTCGATCAGAAAATTCGTGCGGTCAAGAAACGAAACCATGGGATTGGACAAGCGACGAATCGGCTGGTCAATCGTGTTTGGGGCCATTCCAAAGGAAAAGACAACTAACGCCATGAAAGAGCTACGAGAACTTCGGACACAATTAGAGGAACATGTCACTGACCCAGCGGTCCGCGGTGTGCATCTCTATCCTCCAGGATATTCACCCCCAAACATTTTAATCCTCAAGCGGAAGACCGTTCGGGCGTTCAATAGTGCTGAGCGCGTGGCCCTGTACTACTCTGACAAATTGCAACGGTACTTTTCGGTGCCATTTACGGTAGGTCGTGAAGACGATTCCATCGATGATGTGGTCGGGGTCTCTGAAGAGGCGTTGAACGAAATCTCGATCCCTGTGGCCAAGAAGGCCTATCATACCAGACAGAACCGCGGCGTTGATGCCATGAACAAGGGTGACTATAAGACTGCCCTCCCACAGTTCCATAAGGCCCTGAAGACTCAGCGCCTGCTCTCAAAGAAATATGAACGGGACGATAAGGGAGAGACGGTCAAGGAAGCAGTCATCCAGGAAGATGCGGTGAGCCATCTCAAGAAAGTCGTGGCGTTCAAGACTTCCACTCCACTGTACCATAAAAATGGTACCCAAACCAAGATTGATCCCCAAACGGCCAATGCCCTCTTGACAGTCCATGGTTCATTGCATCCTGACAATCAGAAGAAGTTCAATGATTCGTGTGAACATTCCAAAGAAGGTCTGGCCAAGATGATCGATTTTGCCTGGAAGAACGTGAAATCGTGAATGACATAAATAGGCTTGTCGAACATCCTATTGTCTTTAAAGCGATTATCTGGAAGGCATTGGATCGGATTCGAGAAGAAAAAGAGTATCATATCAAGCGAGCGATTGCGGCAAATCTCATGACGGTCGAACCGCTCGATGAAGCGAATGTGGTCAAGACAGGACGGATCAAGCTCATTCGTCGGCGCATCCGCAATGGGAAACTTCAACGGAACATCCGCAAGTCTTCGGTCAAAGGTTGGACCTTGCGCGGGAAGAAACTGGTTCGCATTCCGGCCGCAAAACGGGTGCGTATGAGGATCGTGGCCAAACGGTCAGCCCGAAAGCGCAAAGGTAAGTTGCAGAATATCTTGAGAAAGCGGAGACAGTCGCTCCGTAAACGTAAAGCGATGGGCATTCATTAAGGAGATTCATATGTTTATTGTTCTTGGCGTGTTGAGTGCAGTCGGTGCCTTGGTCTATCTCGCGGGCTGGGCCTTGAAACAAGGATCGGCCACCACACCTCCAGTCGTAGTCCGCCAGCCGGCAACTAAAGCGAAGAAGAAGTAAGGAGTATTATGGCACAAATTGAAATCACCAAAGGCGGAAAACGCGCCGTGACATTGGTCGCCGTCGGAACTGGCGCGGCCACCATTGAACTGAATGGTGCTGGCGGGCTCTCGTCATTCAATGTCGCGTCTGAAAATGTGACCACCCTCTCGGTCAAAGGTATCGCCTGGACGGCCAACTCTGGAGCCGCCTATTGGGAGGTGCGCCGTGGTGGATCGACCGGAAACATTGTCGGACAATTTCCAAATGCGGGTGAGTGGCGCTTGGATGAATACAAAACCTCGCTGTCGGCCAACAATATGCTGAATGCCTATAATGTCTATGTCAATCTGATTGGCGTCGGTTCCATCGGCACCCTCGTCCTGGATTGTTCCAAGGATGCAACTATGAATGTGAAGGTGCCATAATGAAACTGATCCGAGAATTCAACGAAAGCGTCAAGCTCCTGACCGAAGCGGATACCACAGGCAAGAAGGCCTATTACATCGAAGGCGTCTTCATGCAAGCCGGGATTGCCAACAAGAACAAGCGCCTGTATTCCTTGGATATCTTGAAAGAAGAAGTGAGTCGTTATACCACAGAAATGGTCAAGCTGAGTCGGGCCTATGGTGAACTTGGGCATCCTGATAGTCCGACCATTAATCTTGAGCGCGTCTCCCACATGATCAAAGCCTTGACCTTAGAAGGGGCCAACTTCGTCGGTCGTGCGAAGGTCATGGATACGCCGTATGGCAACATCGTGAAATCATTGATCGATGAGGGTGCTCAACTCGGCGTCTCTAGTCGCGGCATGGGGAATCTGGTTCCAGGTCCCAATGGGATCAATACGGTCCATGATTTCCATCTGGCCACGGCCGCGGATATCGTCGCTGATCCGTCTGCCCCTGATGCGTTTGTTCGTGGTATCATGGAAGGCAAGGAATGGGTCTTTGTTGACGGTCGATATGTCGAAGAAGATATGTCCTGTGCCAAACGCGCCATCGAACAATCCTATCGATCCATAGATCGCCGTGAGCAAGAACGAGTCGCCATTCGGTTGTTTGAAGGGTTCATGAGAAAGTTGTAAGGATACCCAGCGTAAATTCGGAAAAGTATAAATAATCAACACATTCGTCTTAAAGGAGAGCACAATGTCGAAAAATCATTTGATGGAAGCCGCTGCGGATATTCTTTCACGAAGCTATGCAGCCGCACCAAAAGCACCACTAGAGAAAGCTGCCGGATCAGCACAGGACCTTGGTGGTTCAACACCCGAAAGCAATATCAGCAAGAAGTTTGCACCACAGACTGGTCCAGGGGCCACCGCACCTGGTAAGCCTGCCTCTGTCGCAGCCATGCCATTAGACAAGCAAGCCGCACCAGAAGAAATCGATCCTCTTGATCCCCAGGGTGGTACTGGCGATTCCGCCGAGAATGATGCCCTGATCGCCGCCAACAAGAAACGCGCAGGTCTGGCCGAAGAAAAGTCAGATAAGGACGATGACGATAAGGACGATGACGATAAGGACGATGACGATAAGGACGATGACGACGACGACAAGGACGACGAGAAGGCCGCCTTCGATTTCAAGAAGAAACTCGGAGAAGATGTCGCCGCCATTTTGCAGGATGAATCGGATCTGTCTCCTGAATTCCGTACCAAGATTGCCACGATCTATGAAGCTCGCGTCATTGACAAGATCAATGAAATCGCGGCAGATATGCAAGCCTCCTATGATGCCCAATTGACCGAATCGATCCAGACATTGGGTGAGGAATTGACCACCAAGACCAACGACTATCTCAATTATGTCGTGGAAGAATGGATGGGCGCCAATGAACTCGCCGTGGTCTCGGGTCTCCGTTCCGAACTGGTCGAAGAATTCATCGGTGGACTCCATACCCTCTTTGCCGAACACTTCATCGATGTCCCTGAGAACAAGGTGGACCTGGTTGAAGAATTAGCGGCCAAGGTCGAAACCCTGGAAACGACATTGAACGAGGAAATCGCTCGTGGCGTCTCCCTCAAGAAGCAAATCGCCGAATCAAAGAAATCAGAAATATTGGCATCCGTGTGTGAAGGCTTGACTGCACCGGCCGCCGATAAAATTCGTACCCTCGCAGAGAGCGTCGAATTCACCGCAGAAGGTGACTTTCGTAAGAAAGTGGATGTACTTCGAGAGAATTACTTCCCAACCAAAGTCAAGGTCGCAGAGGTCACGCAGTTAAACGAAGTGGTCGAGTTGGCGCCTGAAGTACCTGCCTCCATGAAGGCGTACTCCGATGCCATTGCTCGTCAGACCATCAAGTAAGTCAACATCAGTTCAATAAGGAGATTCATACTATGTTTTTATCAGAAGGATTACAGAACAAGTGGAAGTCGATCTTGGATCATCCAAGTCTTCCTCCGATTACTGACCCCTATCGCAAGGCAGTGACCGCCGTCATCTTGGAAAACCAAGAGAAGGCCTCACGCGAAGAACAAGCCCAGATGCACGGCACGTTCTTGTCCGAAGCCTCGGCAACCAACTCCACAGGTGGTGGTCTCGGTGGCGCCGCAACCGCAACTGGTCCAATGGCCGGTTTCGATCCCATCCTCATCAGCTTGGTTCGCCGTTCCTTGCCTAACCTCATTGCCTATGACATCTGCGGCGTGCAGCCAATGACCGGTCCAACTGGATTGATCTTCGCCATGCGCTCCAATTATGCCAACAGCAACACCCGTCTGGGAGAAACCTTCTACGACGAAGTGGATACCGCATTCTCTGGTGGTACTGGTGTGGCACAAACTGCCATCTCCTTGGCCGCAGATACCTCACTCGGTTCCGGTAACGTGTTCGCCTCGACCATGACCACTGGTAACGCGATGCCAACAGCCACAGGGGAAGCCTTGGGTACTGCATCAGCCGTCGCCGGCGGAGTCTGGAACGAAATGTCCTTCTCCATCGAAAAAGTGACCGTCACCGCGAAGACTCGCGCTCTGAAGGCCGAATACACGATGGAATTGGCACAGGATTTGAAGGCCGTTCACGGATTGGATGCAGAGACAGAATTGTCGAACATCTTGTCAGCAGAAGTGTTGGCAGAAATCAACCGCGAAATCCTCCGCAACATCTATGTGTCCTCCAAGGTCGGTTGCCAAGTGGGTACCACGACCAAGGGCACCTTCGACCTCGATACCGATTCCAATGGTCGTTGGATGGTGGAAAAGATCAAGGGATTGGCGTTCCAAATCGAACGCGAAGCCAACCAAATCTCCAAGCAGACTCGTCGCGGCAAGGGCAATGTGTTGATCGTGTCTTCGGACGTGGCC